AAACGATATCATTGACCCATATAAAGATTGGCCAATGGAACAAGAAAACTTCTACGATTACGTTGCTGACAAATACAAAGAAGAATATAAAGAAAGTACTGGCTCTGCTACAGCACCTAGACAATTGGTTCTTGATTGGTCAATGAACGAGACCATTGATGATAATGTTTTATACTATGAGAATGATGACGGTGATCAAATCAGTCTTGAGACATTCACATTGGGTGCAACATTCGATCCAGATTTTGATGCAGATGAGTGGTCAAAGATGACTGTATTCAGAGTAGAGAATATAGAGAATGAAAATAAGCGCCAGATACAAGTAATAAACAAAATCTATGCAGAGCAAGTGGATAAAGAATTCAAGAGATTGATGAATGACTGAAGCGGCTAATCAATCACCAGCAGGTACTTATGTACTGAATGGCTTTTATTTGATGCCTTCTACGGCTGATTCTAAAAGGCAAGCTGTTGGTGCTACCGAAAATCCTGATGCAGTATTGAGTGAAGATGATATTCTAGACATAAAGATGATCATTCACACATGGAGTATCAAAGAAAGTTTTACTAAGGGTCACATTAGTGGCTCTGCTAAGGTATATGACTCAGAAGGAGTCTTCTATTCGTTTCCTTTGCGTGGGCAAGAAAGAGTAAGAATCGTCTACACAGACTTTGTTGGCGTAGAGCGCCAAGAAGATATGTTCTTATATGCAGTGACAGATGTTGCTACACCCAAAGCAAGTGACGATAGCGTACTAGAGTATAACATACACTTCGCTTCTTACGGTAAGTTCTGGTCAGATAGGTTTTCTGTATCACGCTGTATTGCAGAGGGTAGCGGTTCTACTAGAAAATACATTCCTATTAGTGAACAAGTAGAGACTATATTCGAAGATTATTATAAGACATCAGATAGTGGTACAGATAAAGAAATCTTAGTACATGAAACAGAAGGCAATCAAAAGATTGTCATTCCTAATATGCGACCTGAGTCTGCAATGCATCTCATGTCACGTAAGTCTTACACATCATCTTTTCCATCGTCTCACTATAGGTTCTTTGAAACTAGAGAGAAGTATAACTTTATCAATCTAGAGGAAACATTCTCGACAGGTGAAAGTAAGGGTAAGTATACTTATGTATCTGGTCCACAAGATGAGACGCCTCAGGGTGAATTGAATAAAATGTCTGGTATCATTAGCATAGACTTTCATAAGCCTGTAGATACGTTTGACGCCATGAAGAATGGCGCTTACTATAGAAAAGTAGAAGAAGTAGATATCACTAATAGAATGGTGAAGTCACACGAATACACACACGAAGATGAATATAAGGATTACAAATATCCAGGCGCATCAGATCCCAAAGATTCTAAACGTGTACTAAGACATACATCCGACTTTATCAAAACTCACATGAACGATTGGTCATCTACATATGTTATAAAAGATTACCCAGATGCAGATATGCCTAATGCGTATGGTGTACGACCAAAGCCATATTATGGTGAGATAATCAATAATAAAAATGCTCATATTTATGACTATAGAGCGACTAGACTTACGATATCAATATATGGCAATAATGAATTGTTCCCTGGTGATCTAATTGAGTTAGAGATTCCTTACTTCAATGTGTACGGAAGTATCGATGAAGAGCGATCAGGAATCTATTTGATAGAAAGTATAGATAACATATTCTACGAGAATTCTTACATGCAAAAGTTGCAAGTATCACGTGGACCAATGAATGAGGTGAAAGAGTAATGTTCAACAGTAAAGATGGAATAAACCCATATTGGTTTATTGGCGAAGTTGTCGATAAGAATGATCCAACTAATAGTGGTCGTGTACGTGTTCGTGCAATAGGCATACACCCAGCAAGCGGATCTGAAATCAAAACTGACAAGACAGAACTTGACTACGTAGAGGATCAAGACTTACCGTGGGCATTCTGTATCAACGGGACATATGGCAAGATGCAAGCAATACCTGATGAGAGTGATTGGGTGTTTGGATTCTTTGCTGACGGAAGAGACGCACAACACCCTTTCATCTTAGGAACAATGTTTGGTCAGAACATCGATGACAATGGATTCGCAGATCCACCGGCAGGGGCAGAATAATGGCAAAAGTATCAAAAGATTTTATTGACAGCTACGGTAATGCCCCTCTATCGCCATGGATGAGTGGAGAGCAAGGCAAACGTACTGCTTCAGTTGTGCAGGGTGCAAGCCGCAAAGAAGAAAACAAAATCGGACTATCAGAAGATCAAACGTGGTCAGAGCCTGATGTAATCGCACCATCTAGAAGTATGAACACTGTAGTCTTTCAAGCAAAGAATGGTGGTAATACTGTTGTAGTCAATGACGAAGGCTCAGATGGCACGGGTTACATCATGATTACTCATAACACAGGTTCTGTTGTACAGATAGATCAGAATGGTAACGTGCTTATCAAATCATTTGGTGATACTCATAACACAAGTGAAGGTGTACAGCATCAGAGATCAGAGGGTAATTACAATCTGAACGTAGGTGATGATTGGAACGTAAGAGTAGAGGGCGGCTCTAACAACGTGTATGTTCAAGGCGATGTAAACATTCAGTGTGAGAACTTCAACGTAGAAGCACGTGGTAAAGCAACAATCAATGCCGCAGAAGCGTTAGAGTTACGTGGTGCTAAAGTAAGTATCGAAGCAAGTGCTACTGATATCGATATGGCATCATTCTCAAATATTAGAGCAAGTGCCTTGACTGGTGGTATTAGTATGGGTTCTACTCTTGGCATGTCACTGAACAGTCTCACGTCTTTGAACTTAGGTTCTGGTGTAGCAACTAATATTGGATCTCTCGGGCTTGTCAACACTAAAGTTGGCGGTGCGTATATCGTACAAGCAGGTGGACTTGTAGACATCAAAGCAACTGGTCTAGCGTATTTTGACGGTCTTCTAGTAAGACTTGGTGAATCAATCAGTCCTCCTATACCGTTGCCTGCTAAACCGGACAATGCAGAGTTGCCTAAACTAAAGACTCCAGAAGCAAGACGCCCAGCAACAAATAGCCAAGACAATATAAATACTGTTATGCCATCTCCTGAAGGTATATCAGATCGGGCTGGAGACGATACAAAACAATGACATGTAGACCAACAACAATAGCAAGTAGATATTCGGAATCTGTTATCCAAACAGGGTTTGCTCCTGCGTTCAGTGTAGTTGATATATTGAACAAAGAAGCTAATCCAGCGGATAGCTATGACGCTACTACATTGCTTAGATTATCACAGAACCTGAATAAGACAGTAATCAGTTCAGATACCTCTGCGTTTCCTCTCCTGAATCAAAGATATCAACAATCACCTATTCTTTTTAGTGAGGTTGCTGACTTCTTAGATCAGAGTGGTTTGAATATCAATACAGTTGATACGCACCTCGCTGACTATCAAAATACTATAACGCCAAATCAGTACGTACCCGCTGACTCTATTCCGTCAGACATACGTGATATCTATTCTCAGTTAGAGTTTTACTATAGCGAGAATATGGCTAATTCTATTTCTGGTGGTCTGTGTAGTGCAATCGCAAATCCATTTGATAAACTTATTCCGCTGTTAGATGTGTTGACATTCGCTGGTAGTATTCTTGATACTATTCTCAGTTTCGATTTAGCATCTCTCGCAAATCCTCTAGAAGCACTCAAATCTAAATTAGAAGAGTTAGTAGACGAACTTGCAGAGACACTAAAGAAGCAACTAGAAGGTATTGTAGAATCTGCTACTCAGTTTGTGACAAACATCAAAGCTGGCGCAGAGAAAATGATCAAGAAGATCAAGCGTATGATAAACAACGTGAAGAACTTCTTACAGAATACTACTGTTGACAGTATCAAAGCTGACATCAAAAAGTTTATCGATAAGTCTGTAGAGCAATTCAAAAGTCTTACACCTAACGCTATCGCACTGTTGCTTTTCCGCTTCTGTCAATTTACAGAAATGGTACAAGCGTTTATGATGGGACCTATCGATGCACTTAGACAGTTCGCAGTAAACCTAACTTTACAAGAGCAACTAGTAGATAAGATCGGTGAGTATAGAACTAAAGATGCAGTGAACGCTGGTGCAGTAAGAGTTGATGAAGAGGGTGTAGACAAAGCTAAGAAACGGCTAGTCGAAGGACAGAATAGGGCCGCTAAGAAACAAGACGAAGAACGTTTCGTTTTCGAACGACCTTCTTCAGAGTTCTATGTATCCGCAAATAATCTAACTGACAAAGAGCGTGAAGGCTTGCTAAATCTAGGTGATGAAGGACTAGAAGGCAGATTCAAGTTCAATAGTTCTGTTTTGAATATGGGCAAATTTGTAAGTGACGCTGTAGAGGGCGACGGATACAGAAACGTTCAGCCAGAAGTATGGACAAAGTTGACAATTGTTGCTAGAAGAATGAGTAAGACTTTTACAATCAACAGTGGATATAGATCACCTCAGTATAACGATCAAGTCGGTGGGGCTAAGAACTCATCACATAAAAGTGGACTTGCTATTGATGTGAGTATGTCTGGTATCTCAGATGAAGACATACGTAAATTTATTCGTACAGCAAGTCAAGAAGGCTTTATGGGTATCGCTTATTACTCAGGCAGTAATTTTGTACACTTAGACATGGGCGCAAGAAGATCGTGGCTTAGAGGTCACAGATTTGACAATTATATCGCTATGCACTTAGATGATGGATTTAGAACAGGATCTTCTAGTCAAATTAGCTACCCACAGACCCAAGTGTCATAAATATCAATAAAGGACCTATAGATGGCAATCAAGACACCACTCAACGCTAAGAAGTCTCTCTACTCAGACTTTCACATGGATCTATTTAGGAATCCCGTGAGTTTGGACTTAGCCGTAAATAGGGATGAAGAAGCAGTAAAACAATCAATAAAAAATCTGTTGTTGACTGACAGAGGTGAAAGACCGTTTCAGCCTGATCTGGGCAGCGACATTCGTAAGATGCTTTTCGAAAATCTTACACCTAATACCTCTCTTGTTATGAGAGAGATGATTCGTGAAACCGTAGAGCAATATGAGCCTCGTGCAAATCTTATTGGAGTGGATATAATCGCTACGCCAGATAATAATGCTGTACGTGTGGTAGTTGTATTCAACGTCATAAATAGTGAAGAAGAAGTAACATTAGTCACAACACTAACTAGGGTAAGGTAATGGCAAATCAGGCACCATTTACAGAATTAGATTTCACACAGATCAAAAGTAATCTGAAGACCTTCTTGAAATCTCAAGAGAACTTCAGAGACTATGATTTTGAAGGATCTAACATGAACGTCTTGCTAGACATTCTGGCAAAGAAT